AGACATCATCTTGTAGAACGGAGGGTTCTTCGTCTTGTCTTCAGCATACTGAAAATCAGAAAAAGCGGCTCCCCATTTAGCTAGGGTTCCGCTCATTTCTTGGATGTCTTTGCCAGCACTAATGCCCTGTTTCAGGATATTAAAGGCACTGGTGGCTAGTCCAACCGCTGTTACAGGATCAATCATGTGTCCATGTACCTCGCAGGGCAGTAAGCGTCTGGATGGACAACGTGCCGTTTGTCGTACCACTGACCGTTCGTCCCACCCGGTGCGCCACAGTCGTAGTAGCAGGCTTTGTAGAACTTCGTGCCATAGTTGTTTACGAAAGTGTGTCCGTACCCGACAAATACAAGAACACACCACATAGTATATCTCCGTCAACTCACAGTGTTGGCGACCCTCCCAAGTCTGTTAGAAACTAAGCCCCACTATTAGCCCATATTACCAAATCGTCTAGCTAATACAGACCCAAGGCCAGATGCAAAAACTGGACTGTTACCACCTTGAGATTGATAGCCCGGTTGAGGCATTGGTGGTTGAGTTTGTGCGCCGCCCCCTAGACCTTTTAGTCTCTGATACTCGCCCATCAGGTTCATGCTTGGGTTGGCTTTCTGAAACTCCATCAATTGTTCCATTGAACTAAATTGACCACCGCCCGGTTGAGCCATAGTTTGAGGGCCACCCTTGCCTGATGTCATTGCATTCATACCTTGCTGGTATTCGTTCTGTGCCATCTGCTGTTGTGCAGCCTGATCCGCCATAGCCTGAGACATATCATTGATACGATTACGCTCTGCTACGCTCATCATCTCCATCGGACGAGGGGCAAGACGCTGTGAACCACCAAGCACATCATAGTTCTGTGCAGCATATTGGAACGCTGGACTCATGCTGGGATTGTTAGCGTTGCGAGCCGCAGCCATGTAGTAAGGAACCTGACCAGCGCCCTGCTGAGACTCGAACATACCCAAAGCAGCTTCACGCATCTCTGGCGTGATCTCTGGTTGTTGAGGCATGGTACGAGGGCCACCCTTACCGCCCATCGGACCACCTACAGGCTTTCCCTGACTTTCCATGTAATCGTTGTAACGCTTTAGGTTCTCAGCATACATGTCAGCATCTGCTGTGGCACCACCTAGTGACCCTATTCCAGCATTCATCGCGTCTTTTATCTTTTGGTCAGCAGCGCCTTCGCTCTTACCTACGTTTGCATGGAACGCATCTGATGCAGCCTTAGCCGCTGCCGTTGGTGGGCCAGTAATACTGGCCTTAAACTTATCCATAAAGCTCGTCTTTGGCACTGACGCGGATTTTGTCCTTGCTTTTGGCCTTGTCCTTGGTGCCGGATTGTTTGCTGCGCTATCTGGTCCTACTAGAGACATCACATAGTTCCTCCGTCCATTGATTGTGGCATTGTAACGGTGATAGCCGTGTGCCGCTTAGTTGTATCAGTCCATGCCTCACCGCAGTCTGGGCAGTTGCCATCAGGGTATGACGCTACTTCTTCTGGTGTGTCCACCAAGTTATCACAGTTGTGGCACTGTATAGTATCCACAGAGGTAGAAGGCTTCCAACGGCTACCGTCTGACATTGTAATGATTGTTGCGTCACTCATATTACTATCCTTAGTTCGCCAGTAGAGGTTTTATACACATCGTTTACAGACAATCCACCAGCTACAGCGGCAGCGTTATCGGCATATGCGGGTAAGTTTAACAGGTTTAAAGTATTAAATACAGCCGTTCCGGGGTTTTGTGCCTGAGCAAGATATACAGAGAAAGCTCGCACCACTTCTGACATGTACCGCTGATCGTATGCCTGCGGTGCAATCGGGAAGTATGGGACGGGTGCTTCTCTTGTTGCCATTACCTGCGTCCGTCCTGCCTGACATCCATGCGAGGAGAGCCAAGCCGCCAAGTCATACCGACCTCACTAGACTCCACACGAAGTGCTATAGACCGCCCACGCAATCTTATGTTTGCCTGATTTGTAAACTGCTCCACAGGGACTGTAGCTGTCTTTGTCACAGTGCTGTCGTCCTCTTGTAAGTAGTTACCGCCGGGGAAGTTCCTTGCTTTCATCGTAAACGTAACAGACGGAGAACCTTCGGTTGAGTTTCTAAATGTAACGTCTGGAATGATTCGGCTTACAAACGAGAAGTTGTTGCCGTCCCCAATATCAAACTGACTAGACTCAATATATGCAGATATTGCGGCTGCGGGGTTTTGGCTCCCATCATCAAACCCATTCTCATGCGTATATAGATATCCATCCAACCCTGCCGCAATAGGGTTTTGTTCAAGACCACGGTCAATCCACGCGCTACGAGTTAAGGTGCCATAGTACCATATGTTCTGTTGGTAGTTATAAACAACATAGCGGTCTACATTAGCACTATCGGCAGAGGGGTAATACCACCAGACTTCAGAGAATGACGTATTAGATGCGGCAAATACTTTTTCAGATTGGTTCTGATTAAAGTCACTAAAGACGTAATCACGCACGGTGCAGGGTAACTTTTGAACTGCGCCGCCATAAGTATAGAACTCGTTACTACCCATCCAAAAGACGTTATCTTCGATTGCTATCGCAGAGTTGGGGCTTGCGATTGTCACGTTCTCTGAGATCATGTTGATCCCAAATGTAAACGGTGGTCCTAAGTACTGCATTACATGCAGAGATGCGTCCGTGAATACTAATATTTGCTGACGGGTCTCAAGTGCCGTAACAATTCTTGACCCAGAGCCGATAAGCAAGTCTCCCGCAGTATTGGTTGTTGTTGGAGTCCAGTCTGCGGCGTTTTCCTGATCGGAGAACCTTATTAACAAGGGGTCTTGTGTTGCACTGCCTAGAGAGTTCGCACCAAAAGCAATAACGTGCCTGTCAACATCAGAGACAATAACCTTAGCGGCAACTGTTGGAGCGTTGCTGGCCCCGGCAAGAGAGCTTAATGGAACGGCTCTTGAAGTTAATGGAGATACTACTGATGCGTCCCAATAATAAATACCCCCATTATACACGTTTATTATTAGGTCTTCCCCGAAGTTATCGTGTGACCATAGGCGCAATGTATCTGTTAAAGTATCAATAACCGCAGCAGAGTTCCAAGCACCACGCGACCAAGTTCCAGCACCCCAGCCATTGCCAAACACAGAAGTATCGAGGCCCGTGTTAATCTGATACGCGCCCACGACAGAGGAGCCACCATTCCCCGAATCAGAAGTGTTTGCCGTTACGGCAACGGGAGTATACTCACCGTCAACAGTGATAATGGCAACGCTGTTTACTTCTCTGGCAGTTATTGTGTAGTTGTTGTCATCCACGATAGAGTTAATCTTATACTCTTGGTTTAAGACATCCGCCGTGACTAACCCACCCAAAGACACCGCGCCGCTAAAGGTGACAAAATCTCCTATCACCGCACCGTGGTTTGTATCGGTCACAGTAATTGTAGATGATCCATCCGATGCAGCAAAAGTTACATCCCCCGCAGAGGTCGTTTCTCTGATAGGAGTGATGTCGTAATAGCCCTGACCCTCTTCGATGTAGTACTTGTCGCTCGTGCCAACGCCTAGATAATTATTTAAAGCAATCGTTCTCCACGGATGCAAGGCCCGACACGAACCAAGAAAAGACTTGATACCCAGCTTTGTCCATCCACCAATCTTCTCGGGATAACCCATGCGAAACCGCACTTTGTCCATATCGTACCAACCACCCTCGTTGCTATACGAGGTGGATTCTCTGTTGATACCGGGCTGGAACTGAAGTTTGGTTAACGGCATTGAGCATCCTTACGGTTTAGTGGGCCAGTCAGCCTCTTCCAAGTGGGGCCAGTTAGCGTGGCTTGTGATGTCACGCAGTGCTTGACGATACGCTGTTTGCTCTGCCGTCATGGTTAGGTCAGTTGACGCCCACCAATCTGTTTCTGACAGTAGTGCGTCTCGCATAGAACGGTGCACGGCAGGCAGGGCGTCGATACGATCCGCTTCTTTCTTTGCGTCGTAGGCGGCCCGCTCTTCTGCGGTGTACTTCTCAGTAACCTGCCATGTTTGCACATAGGTGTTTCCGCTTAGTGTAGGGGTAACCTCTGTGCAGTTCTGATACTCTGAGTCAAAGTCCGGCTCATCTGCATACTGAAATGGCGCAAAGCCATATGCAGCAACGTCAATCTTGGTCATATCTCTAGGGAAGCTGACGTTTTTGTTCTCGTGTTTTATACGACTATGTGTTACGGGCCACTCTGTTGGCACATTGTTTTCAAGTTTAACTAGCATCTATTTTCTCCTTACGGTGTGCCAACATCAGTGGATGGGAAGGTGCGAGTGTCTCCGGGCCAAATAATACGCACTAGGCCATTAGCACCACGACCCCCGCCACCTGTAAATGAAAGAGAGTCGCTTTCGTTAGTGCCGCAAATACCGCCGCCGCCGCCGGGATACCCGCCTTCACCACCATCGCCAGACTTACCACTAATAACATCACCTGTAAGGCCTCGCTGCCCACTAGAACCACCATATCCCCCACGAAGAGCTGTATCATTCGACCCCGCACTACCGTTGCC